AAGGAGATTGCAGCGATCTTGAACGTCTCGCCTACCAAAGCCGGTCAGAGCCTCGACCCGGCGATGCACAAAATCGCGAAACTGTACCGCGTGGACCCCATCCGCACCACCCAGGCCATCTTAACGGCGATCGAGGAGCTCGAGGCGATGAGCGAGGAAGAGCTGGCGGCGCGGGAGGCCATGCTCAACGGACGAATGGACCGTCGCCTCATCCATCCGCGAGGCACTTGACCCGCGAAGAAGCCTATCGCGTAAGAATTCCACCACCGGGCCGCGCCCACGTCCGCGCCGAAGACGCCGCGGCCCCCTCCGAACACATACCGCTCTGCCTCTTCGGGCCGGGCGGCGATTATCGAATTTCATTCGGTCCTACATCCTCCGGCGACAAGACGGCGCCCAAGCGGCGGAGCCTGGGCGCCGTCCTCGCTGGGTGGTTGAAAATGCTTTTTGGATGGTGACATGCCGTGCAGTGAAGACATGGCGAAGCGAAACGCGGAAACGGTTCGACGAGCGAATCTGCGGGATGAATGACAGCTTACGAGCTAAAGGCTATAGCCCATAGGCCGTAGGCGAAGACCTACAGCCTTCAGCCTACAGCCTACAGGACGCGGTGATTGATGGCGGTGACGATACAGGCCATTAACGAATCGGAGACGCCGCGCCGCGTGTTCGCCGAGTGGTGTTGTATCAGGAATTGCTCCAAGAAGGCTGAGTTTGTGGGCACACGGCACGCGCGAAGGGAGACGTATTGTGACGAACACGCTAAGGCGTTCGCGATCGTCAATCGGATCGGATTTCCGCAAGGCGTTGAGACTGCGAGGACGTGAACCAGGACGAGGATTATCGGTTCGCCAAGATCATCCGGGCCGTGGCACGGGAACGGAAGATTGGATTGATGGAAGCGTGCGAGGCTTTTTTGCGGGAACACCGGGAATACGGCGAGGAGGACCGGGCGGCGTGTCGAAGGACGGCGAAAGCGATGATTCGAAACGCCGAAACGCGAAACCAGTATGACCGAGGAACAGACCCAAGCGTTGCGCGAACTGAATGAATCCGAACCGCACTCGAGCGGGAGCCTCCGAGCCGCGGTGCGGCGGCGGATAAGAATGTTGACGGCGCGGGTAGCGAAGGACGAACGAATCGTGTTGGACGTGCACGACGCCGCTTGGTTGTTGCATTTGCACGAGAGAACTTTCGGAAGGCGAATTGGCGCGGTCGTAACAGGGAGGTGCACGGGAGAGAGCCGGCCGCGGCGGACGACGCGACCGCCCGGTCACCGCCGCCGTTTTTAGGGAGATGAACGTGAAAAAGAAACTCGAATCCATCACGGCGTTGCTCAAGATTAACCGCGGCGTCGGGGCGATCATGGGACGGCAGGAGCTGGACCGTGTGATGCGCGACTTGGAGGAACGGCCGACGCTGAAGAACGCCCGCACGCTGACCATGACCTTTACGTTCACGCCCCTGGCGGACCCCAAGGGCATCCTGGAAGAGGTGAAGTTGTCCATCGAGGCCAACAGCCGAACGCCGAAGATGAAGACGCGAGACTATTCGATGGGAGTAGAAGACGGGAAGTTGACGTTCAACGAGGAGAGCCCCGAGGACGTGAAGCAGGGAACATTGGATGAACTGCAATAGACCGTAGCCCGTAGACCGTGGGTGCGTGGCCTACAGCCTACGGTCTGCAGCCTGATTTTAAGGGAGCGAATCATGCAGATGCTGGCAGAAGTGATTGAGTTCATCAGGGGAATGGCGGTCCGGGAGGCGGGCACGCTCGAAAAACATTTCGTGCTGCCGCCGGAGGGGACGGAGCCGGAATACGTTTATTTCCAGCGCAACGCGGCGGGCCTTCTGGAACGCAAGACGGCGGACATCGGCCCCCGCGCGTACACTGTGTATCGAGTAAAAGATTTTATCGCGGCCCTGGGCCGTTTGCCCGGCGGCGATCGTCTGGTGTGCGTTGGGAAGCAAAGCGTTACGGGGCTTTTGAGCGAAAAAGAGGACCGTCGTGAGCGCGCGGAGATGCCTTTGACCCACAGTGGACCGTTTAGGGAGCTACTCTGTCTGGCGGTCGAGCAAAAGAGTCTATCGCAGGATGCGTTCATTGATTTCCTGCGGATCAAGTTGGCCGGCTGTGTGGACAGCGACGTCGTGTCGCTGTTTAGGCAATTGAAATTCACCAACAACAGCAGTGGCGAGTCCAGTATCGAGACCGGCCGTCAGCAGATCAGCCGGAGCGTCCTAAAAGAGATGGTCGCCAACGGGCGGGAGATCCCCGACGAGATCGTGGTCAAGGTGTTGGTCTACGAGGAATTGTGGGGCGACATGCAGTCGATCACCTGGCCGGTGACCTGCGCCGTGGTGATCGATTTCGATCGCGGGAAGTTTACCTTGGTCCCTCTCGCCGGACAGTTGAACAAGGCCCGGATTATGACCTTGGAAAATCTCGCCGACACCATCGCCGCGGGCCTACCCGAGGCCCTGGTGGTGTGCGGGGAGCCGTGATTAGGCTGTAGGCCGTAGACTGTAGACCGTAGGAAGAAACCAGCGCCTACAGCCTACAGCCTACGGTCTAATTGTGGTGCGAAGGGCAGGCGCACGAGATGGAAACGCAAGTCGCAGGTTTGAAGAGCGAACAGAGCTGTCCGCCGCAGCGGCGATGGCATAATCATTTGCCCGGGTGGATCCTGGACGATCCGGGGTACAAAGGAGACGAAGTCATTAAGCCGCTCGATGGCATCGGACGACTTTTGCTCCAGACGATTGCGGACGCCTGTGATCGACCGACCCGCATGGGCGGCGATCTCGACGGGGCGTTTTGCGGGCTGGGAGAATTGGCGGAGCGCATCGGATGCAGTCGGCGGACCGTCCGGCGCAAAATCGAGACGCTCCTGGACCTGGGGTTCCTCGTACGCAAGTTGCGAGGGGGCGACGTCCGCATGGCCACAAGAGCCGGGACGCTTATGCTCACAAGTAGCTATCGCATCCCCGGAATCAAACTTTTCGTCGACGTCGTGCCACAACCGGTGGCCAAATTGGCCACCGGGGGGGGACAGGTTGTCCCCCAGGGGGGACAGATTGTCCACCTACCATCTTATAAACCATCCGTGATTTCATCCTTTGATAATAACACCATGAGGGATGATGTTGTTGGACAACGAAGACGGGCCAAAAAGCAATGGCATCTGCAGAAGGAATACCTCGAAAACTGGCGGACGGTGGGAGCGTTGTACGGCGAGGCGAAGCGGCTCGGGCTGATCGGCGCCGCCGAAGTGGATGCGCTGTATTTCTTCACCGCCGCGGTTCACTCGCTTCGGATCGGGGCTCGTAACCCGTGCGGATTGTTTAATCTGATGGTCCGGCAGCGGGCGCAACGCTGGATGTTTATCACCCAGGCCGACGAACGCCGTGGGGCGGAATGGCACAAGGCATGGAATGAAATGAGAGGCTACGGGCTTTAGCCTTTGGCCTGTAGACTGTGGGTGTGGGTGTAAGTTCCTACAGCCTACAGTCTACAGTCTACAGTCTACAGCCCGGTAAGGAGAACAAGATGGTCTGTATTTATTCTCTGCTGTTGTTGCTTGGGGCCCCATTGGATGATCTGAAACTCATCAAGCCGCTTCCGGCGCCGACGTATTCATGGCCCATTCCGTCGGAGGTGCTCAAAGTCGATAACGCCGAGTTGGCCGAAATTACCAGGATCACGGGCAGTATCGGCGTGTTTTTGGAGGCGAGAGCCGATCAACCGATCACAGCGTTAAAGATCGCAGCCGGCCACGGGGCGAAACTGGCGGTCATGTTCCGTCCGTGGTTCGAGCCCATCGTGAAAAACCCCCTGAGCAGCGAGGCGACGGGGGAATTTGGTTTGACCTGGCAACGATGGCGCGAAGGGACCGGGAGGGCGTTGGCGGCGTCGCCGTACAAACCCCCGATCGTCTGCCTTGTAGACGCGGAAACTTTCGACTGCCGCGCAGAACCAAACCGCAGCCGGTGCGCTGAGCTGTACGCCAGTTATGACGCTTTCATCCGTGCCGTGGCGGGCTGCAAGGAAGTGTTCTGGTATGGATTCGGGGAAGTCGCCGCGCCAGCGGAGCCCGGCGGGTATGCCTTCCAGCCTTGGGTGGCGCCGTTCGAGGGGATGAAGTCCGTCGGATGGGAAGCCTACAACGTCGGCGAGATCGCGGAGACGCGCGAAATGTCCCGCCGTGCCAAGGCGACGGCGGATTCTCTTGGTATCGGCGGGTCCGCATGGGTCAGTGTGGGCTGTGGTCAACGGTACAACTGGGAGCCGTTCAAGCAGTGGACCTGGAGCGGCGAGCAATCGTACAGCCGCGAGTTGGGCCGTGAGTTGTACGGAAAGTGGTATCGCGAAAGACCGTCGCGCTTCATGGTAGGACCCGGTGCGGTGATTTTCTATCCCTCGCTCTTGGACCTGCGGATGGTTGACCCCGAGTGGAAAAATCGGCTGGCTTTTCTGCGCGGAGCGACGGAATGACGCTACGGCCTGGGCTATAGGCTATAGGCTGTAGGAAAAAACCAGCGCCTACAGTCTACAGCCTACGGCCTTTAGCCTCGATGGAGGCGACGTGAGCACGACCAGCAAGATCGAATGGACCGATAAAACCTGGAACCCCGTGGTGGGTTGCACGCGAGTCTCTGCGGGCTGCGATCATTGCTACGCGGTGCGCATGAGCCATCGACTGCGGCGTATGCCGGGATACGAGGACTTGACCGACGTCAACGAGCGCGGCGATCGGCATTTCAACGGCACGGTGCGGTGCCTGCCGGAACGGCTCATGGATCCGCTGCGATGGCGCAAGCCGTGTAGGATTTTCGTCAACAGCATGAGCGACCTGTTCCATGAAAAGGTGCCGTTCGACTTCATTGACCAGGTGTTCGCTGCGATGGCGTTGTGCGATCAGCACACGTTCCAGATTCTCACGAAGCGCCCGGAACGAATGGCTGCGTATACGGCCCGAATCGCTGGGTCGTCACCGATGGCCGAGCATCTCGGTGAACTGGCCGAACGTCTGCGCCCCGATGATGGGGCGAGTAAGGGAATCTGGCAGGAATTTTTTTATCGCACGTACGCCCCCAACATCTGGCTCGGCACATCGGTTGAGGATCAGAAGACGGCCGACGAGCGGGTCCCGCACCTTCTGCGTTGCCCGGCGGCGGTGCGGTTCTTGAGTTGTGAGCCTCTCTTGGGCCCCATCAATTTGAGTCAAAGTCGGCCCGTGGCAAAATTCGTAATTGGTGAACGGTTGCCGTGGCTTGATTGGGTCATCGCCGGCGGCGAGAGCGGGCCAGGGGCGAGGCCTATGGATCCACACTGGGTCCGCTCCATTCGTGACCAGTGCCACGCCGCCGGCGTGCCGTTCTTTTTCAAACAATGGGGCGAGTACATTCCGGTCGAGGACTTCAACAGCGAGAGGGGCTGGGATTACGTGCGCGTCGGCAAAGGCCGCGCCGGGGCGGAACTGGACGGGCGAGAATGGCGGCAGTACCCGACTTGAAGAACCGTCAACTCCATCTTGGGACCGATGCGAAAGGGCGTCCGTTCAACGTCCCGATCAATCTAGTCACGCAAACACAAGCTATCCTGGCCCGTAAAGGCGCGGGGAAAACTTACACGGGGTGTGTGGAGATTGAAGAACTGGTCGCCGCCGGAATGCCGGTGCTGTGTATCGACCGGATGGGGGTCATGTGGGGGCTGCGCACCGGGGCGACGTGCAAAGAAAAGGGATTGCCCATCGTACTTTTCGGCGGCGAGCACGCCGATCTGCCCCTCGGCGAGTTCGACGGCAAACGTATCGCGGAAGTGATCGTCGAAAAGCGGGTCTCCGCGGTACTTGATCTGAGCGAGCTGGAAACGACGGCCGGGCAACGGCGCTTTTTCACTGATTTCGCCACCCGCCTCTTTGAGGTGAAGAACAAGGCGTCGTCGCGATACCCCATGCACATCATGGTCGATGAGGCCGATGTGTTTTGCCCGCAACACGTGACCGGCCCGGATACGTTAATGGTCCGAGCCTTCGAGAACATCGTCCGCCGGGGACGTACCCGCGGACTCGGCGTCACCATGATCACGCAGCGGCCGGCCTCCTTAAATAAGGACGTGCTCACGCAGACTGAGATGCTCGTGTGTATGCAAATCACCGGGCCGCAGGATCGTAAGGCGGTCGAGGCGTGGGTACGGGCCCATGACACCGGCGACGTCGCTGAAGAGTTCTTGGAATCATTGGCCTCGCTGCCGGTCGGGACCGGTTGGGTATGGTCGCCGCAGTGGCTGAATTGTTTCGATAAGGTGAAATTCCGCCGCCGGCGAACGCTGGATACGTCCGCGACGCCGGATTTCAATGCCGCCGCTCCGAAAATAGGTCGATTGGCCCCGGTCGACATCGAAGCCTTGACACGTGAGTTGGGTCAGATTGTGGAACGAGAAAAAGCCGCCGATCCGACTGTGTTACGACGCCGAATCAATGAATTGGAAGGGCAGATCCGCAAACTCGGCTCGCTAAAAGACGAAGTTAAGAAACATGTTCCCCCGCCTTCGTCCTGGCCGACTACGACGGCCATGAATAAATGGGTGGAACGGATTCGCAACCGGCGTCTGGCGTTTGAACACGATGTCGACGTGCTCAAACAACTAGAGTCGGAGATGACGGCCAGCCCTGTGGGCATAGTTGCGTCTGCGAGAACGGAAACGAGCGGGACGGGGACGCGAGTTAACGGCGGCATGAATGCGGCGTCGCATGGCGTCTGCGTGCCGTCCTCGAACGGGCAGGGCATGAAAGGGGAACGCATCATATTGCTCGCTGTGGCTCAATATCGTAACGGCGTCACTCGTCAACAATTGAGCGTTTTGACGGGCTACAAACGTTCGTCTCGCGATACATACTTGCAGCGCCTGCGGTCACGAGGCCAGATCGAAACTCAGCATGATCGATATGTGGTCACTGCCGCTGGGGTTGCGGCCCTGGGACAGAATTTCGAAGCGCTGCCAACAGGCAGCGATCTTCGAGTTTATTGGCTTGAGCGGTTGTCCGGCGGCGAACGAATGATCTTGGATCAAATCTGTAGCGCGCATCCGCAGAGTGTTGATGTCGACCGGCTGAGTGAAATCAGTGGTTATAAGCGCTCCGCTCGAGATACGTTTTTGTCGCGACTGCTACGACGGGAATTGATCACCCGGACGGCGGACGGCTTCAAAGCCTCCGAAACATTATGCGATGGAGATGGCTGAATCACATGATGATCCTTGGGCTCGACCCATCCAGCACGCGAACGGGGTATGCCGTTGTCCTGTTCGGCGGGGCGACTAAAGTCATCGACGCGGGTTATCTCCGAGGTAGAACCAAAGATGAGGCGAAGACGCGCATCATGGCCATGCGTTTATCGCTATTAGAGCTGCTCCAAGAACATCTGCCGACCATGACGGTCGTGGAAATCCCATCTGGCAAGATCGGCGGCGGACAACGGCGCGGAGCATCGGCATCGTCCATGGCGATTTATGGACTGGCGGCTGGTGTGGTTCTGGGGGTCTGTTTATCGTCGCCCGGGACGGAAGTCGTGGCTGTGGATGAAAGGGTATGGACAAGCCGCGTTCCGAAGTCAATTCGCCAACGCCGAGTGGCGGCGGAGTTTCCGGCGTATCGCGATGTGATGAAAAGTGACGGCGGCGGTGATATTGCGGACGCCATCGGGTTGGCACTATGGGGGTTGGGAAGGAAAAGCTTAATGACATCATCGGGGTCCTCTCCCGAGCCCCACCCGCAACGTCCACGTCGTAGGATAGGTCGGGGTTTATGCGGGAAAGGGTCGAATATGGCGTTAAGTAAGAGCGTGTGTAGGGCTGAAAAACGAAGAAACGACGGCGAAGTCTGACGGAAACCGAACGAAGTGCGTGAGAGGAAAACGACGAAAACGAACCCTGGCACCAAAAGCGGCGAACGAGTCAACGAGTTCGGTGGTGGCTCAGATCGCCGGCGAACAGGACCGGTTGGCCTACATCGCGGTGATGCAGGACCGCCGCGAGGGGCGGGAATCGACGCAGACCAAACTGCGCGGCGCGGCGCGCTTCGAGAAGGCCCGCACCCTCCAGACGGCGTTGGCCTTCGTACGGGCGGTAGAACGCAAATGGCTCCGCGAATGGTCGGGGATGCAGGACAAACTGCTCAACGACTCCTGCGAGCGATACGGGGTGCCGGTCAAGGGGCCGGTGTGGAGCGTGCCGGAGTTGGTGCACTGGGTGTTTCGGTTTTTGGCCAAGTACGGGCGGTACATCTTCCGCGCCCAGATCAACGGTCAGGCCGTCGAGGAGGGGCCGGATTCTCCGTGGTTGGAGGAACTGCGCAAGGAGCGCACGCTCATGGAGCGGATCAAACGCCGGGAGCTGGAGCGATCGCTCATTTCCACGCACGTCGTGCGGCAGGCGTGGCAGATCGCGGGCGCCGCGATGCGGGTCGGGTGCGAGCAGATGAAGCGCGAACGGTGGGACCGGGCGGTGGAGATCTATGACGAGGCCCTGGACAATGCGGAGCGCAAACTCGAACAGTTCTTCGCCGACTTTGATCCCGCCGGCGAAGACGAACCCGAACAGCAAACACAGGAAGAGCCAGCCTGAAAATGAAACCCAGGCAAGATTTGCGAGCCAGCAAAAGGATGAAACCCAGGCAAAAGTTGCGAGCATTTGCCGATTGAAACCCAACGGCGGACTACGAGCCAGACCGCTGGTGAAACCCAACAACAACCTGCGAGTCATGGTGTGCGTGAAACCCAACATACGGTTGCGAGCCAAGCACGGCGTGAAACCCACAATAGTCATGCGTTTTTTTAGGAGAAAACAGTGATCGACGTGAAACAAAGAGAATATCTGAAGTTAGTGGTGCGGCGGATGTACGACGCCCAGAAACTGCGCATCCAGAGCGATCTGCGCATGCAGCGGCTGATCCGCGATGAGATCGTCCTGGAGGCCGAGGCCGAGGCGATGCTGGGCAAGGCCCAGAAGCTGGAGGCGGCCACGGAAACGGAATACGAAAGGATCATCCGCGACCTGATCCGGGACATTCCGGTGTACGACCAGTGGCTGGCCGGGGTGCGGGGGGTCGGCGTGCGCCTCTCCGGGTTGTGCATCGGTTTGATCGGGGACATCGGAAAGTTCGCCAACGTATCGAAGTTGTGGGCCTACGCCGGTCTGCACGTCATCGACGGCAAGGCGGCGCGGCGGACCAAGGGCGAGAAGGCCAATTGGTCGGATGAATTGAAGATGACCTGCTGGAAGATTTCCGGCTCCTTCGTGAAATGCGGCGGCAAGTATCGCACGCTGCTCTATGAACCTTACAAGCAATATCTCGTGGTCAGGGAACTGAAAAACGGCAACGTGATCTGGAAGGGCAGCGCCGCCGCGGGCGACGGCGAAGAGATGCCCGGCGTAGAGATCAAGCCGGGGAAATACAAACCGGCGTTCGTGCCCAAGGAACTGTTGGGAACGGAACTGGTCGCTCCGCCCAAGCCGGAATGGACGCTGGCGCGGGTCAACAACATGGCCATGCGGCGCATGGCGAAAATCTTCCTCGCTCACCTGTGGCACGTCTGGCGGGAGATCGAAGGATTGCCGACCGCAGGGCCCTACGCGATGGACCGGTTGGGGCACGCCAGTTACCTCGATCCGTGGAAGATGATGGAGGACAAGGCGGCGGAAGAGGCGGCGTAGCCATGCTCAAAATGGAACCCAGAGGAGTCTTGCGAGCCAGGCCGCGGGTGAAACCCAGAATTCGGCTGCGAGCCACGAACGACCTGAAACCCACGGCGCAGTGCGAGCCAATCGTGACTGAAACCCACCGTCGCCGTGCGAGCCACATACGCCCTGAAACCCACACTCGCCGTGCGAGCCAATTCCGCACTGAAACCCAAAGACGACGTGCGAGCCATGCCCTCGCTGAAACCCATAAACAGCGTGCGAGCCAATAGCGGTTTGAAACCCAGAAATTCAGTGCGAGCCGATCGTGACTGAAACCCTACAAACGCCCTCGCGAAGCGAACCGGCGAAAGCCTTGGGCCATCATCATCGGGAGATGCTGCGGGGGTTCGTGCGCTCGGCGAGGGAGCCGCGGCGGCGCAGCCTGGCGGAGTTCGCGGAACAGGAAATCATCGTGCCCAAGGGTCCGGCGCCGGGGCGGTTCCGGATGGACCGCCAGCCGTTCGCCCGGCTGTTCTTCGCGGAGATCGAGAGCGGACGGTGGACGGAGATCAACGTGGTGGGTTGCGTGCAGAGCGGCAAGACGCTCATCGGTTTCGTGATCATCACTCTCTATCACCTCTTCGAGATCAAGGAGGCGGTGATCTGCGGGGTGCCCAAGGAGGACATCGCCAAGAGCAAATGGTTGGAGTACATCCGCCCGGTGATCGCGGGGAGCCGCTACGCGGCGCACATCCCGCTTTCCGGGGAGGGGAGCAAGGAGGGAGCGCGGGTGGTGAGCATCTATTTCGGCAATGGGGCGAGTCTGCGCTTCATGTCGGGCGGGGGCGGGGACGCGGCGCGGGCTTCGGAGACGGCGCGGGTGGTGGTCATCACCGAGACCAGCAAGATGGATGTGCGCGCCGCCACCTCTCAGGAATCCAACAAGGTTACGCAACTCAAGGCCCGCACCAAAGCGTTCGACGCCGCGGCGCGGGTGTACATGGAGTCGACGCCCACGGTAGACGAGGGGCTGGCGTGGCACAATCATCTCCAAGGCTCGCAATCCAAGATCTGTCTGCCCTGCCCGCATTGCAAGGCGTGGGTGGTTCCGACGGACACGCCCGCGGACCGGGAGACGTTGGTTGGCTGGAAGGAGGCCAAGGACGCGATGGAGGCGAAGGATAATGGAACTTTCGCCTGCCCGCACTGCAAGACGGCCTGGACGGAGGAACAGAGGCGGCGGGCGAACCTCGCGGCGGTGCTGATTCATAAGGGACAGAAGATTGAGAAGGCTGTAGACCGTAGGCCGAAGGCTGAAGAGACGCCGGACCTACAGCCTACAGCCTCAACGCCTACAGCCTCGTCGGTGCCCATACCGGGCACCGAGTATGTGATCGTGGGGGCGATGCCGCGAACGAGGATGCTGGGCTTCCGTTGGTCGGCGATCAACAACATGCTGCGGAGCGCCGGGTCCATGGCCGCGGAAGAATGGTCGGCGGCGCAGGCGGTGGATGAAGACGACGCCATGCGGGCCATCCATCAAAACCTCTGGACGTTGCCTTACAAGCCGGAAATGAGCGAAAGCGGAGCCTTGATCGCGGAGAACGTGCAACAGCGGGTGCGACGGCTTCCGCGGGGCGTGGCCGCGGACGAGACCACGGCGCTCAGTGTGGGGATCGACCTGGGTAAGTACCGGGCGTATTACGTCGTGCTCGGGAGGAGCACGACGGAGGCTGTAGACCAGCGGCTGAAGGCCGAAGGGAAATCCGTCCTACAGCCTACAGCCTACAGCCTACAGCCTGTTTCCTACCACGTCGTGGAATACGGCTGTCTGCACATCGCCTCGCCGGACCTGGGACTGGAAAAGGCCACGCTGACGGCGCTGCGGGAGTTTCGCGACCGCTGCGCGGCGGGATGGCCGAAGCCGTCGGGCGGGACCATTGTTCCGTTGCAGGTGTGGATCGACACCAACTACGCGGACAGCCGGCCGGCGGTGATACATTTCTGCAAGGAGACCAACGCCGCGCGGCAGACGGCCAACGTCTTCCGCCCGCTGATCGGGCGGGGTGAGGGCCCGGAGGTGGCCCGCAAATACACGCAGCCGAGCAAGAGCGGCAACCTGATCCATTTCGCGGGGCTCAACTATCACCTGGTATGGTTCCTCAAGGACCACCTCCACGTGGTGGAGTGCAACGTTGACTATTGGAAGAGTTGGGTGCACGACCGACTGAACACGCCTGCGGGCGAGGCGGAGGCGATCACGTTGTACGAAGGACTGCCGGCGGAGCACTTGACTTTCGCCAAGCACCTGACTTCGGAGCGGCGGGTGCAGGAATTCTCCCGGGAGAAGGGCGGAGTGGTGATGCGCTGGGAGCGGCTGCGGGCCAACAACCACTACTTCGACGCTGTCGTGTACGCGGCGGCGGCCAATCACTACGCGACTCTGTTTTTGGAAGGGATGAAGGCCCGGAGGCAGGAAGGCACGCAGGAACGAAGAGGGCAGACGACGCCGGACGGGCGGCCGTTTTTGGTGACGGCGAGATGACGCACGAACGCGGCGAGATGTTCTCGTCGCAAAGAAGGATTCCGGGCATTGAAAAGTGAGGTCGTTTATGAATGAGAAGTTCCGAACGAATGGGAGGATGGTGCCGTATCTTGTTCCGGGAACGCCTCCGGATCCCAGAGGAAGTCGAGCACAATTATCAATTAGAGGCTCACTGCCATCAGGGGATTGTAGACTGGATGGTGATCTGCAAGAGCTTGTGTCGCGTGGGGGGACCCCGCGATCAAATTGGGAACGTCCTTGTTTCGTTACACGAAGCGAGAGTACTAACAGCACGGGTTATTCGGCTTCGAAGAAACTCGCGAAAAGTTATTGAAGAGATCCTCGATATGTATGAGGCTTATCGTGTATGGCGATTCCGAAGGGATGGAACTATTTAGCAAGCATGGTGCATCGAACGGATTCAGAATCAGAAAGGACGGAACGGATTGAATAAGGCTGAAGATCGTAGGCTGAAGGGCGTAGGACAGAAACCGGAGGCCGCCGGCGCCAACACCGGAACGCAGATCCTTCGCGGCACACAGGATGACAGGGGCGGCCCGGTGGGCGACGGCTCGAGCGGCAAACCGCCGGAAAAAAACACCGCTGACAAAGCAGTGGCACGCGGGACTGCTGACATATCACGGGCACATCCTACCGCGGATAAGGCGGCAGCGGGTGAATACAACGTCAACGGCACGCCGCGGACGTGGGTGACCATTCGCGTGCCGTTGGGACCCAACCTGGCGGGGGAACGGCCGACGGTGATCTGCGACGTGCGCTACCGCGACGGCGGGCCGCAGGCGGTGGCCTTCAAGCGCATCAAGGCGGCCATCTGTCACTCACAGAACCAATCCGACCTGGAAGTCATCAAGTGGCTGCTGGGAGAGGTGGCGCGACAACTAGGCTGAGAACTGAAGGCTGTAGGCTGTAGACTATAGGCCGTAGGCTGAAGGCTGTAGGCCGCAGGACTGGACATGGCTAAAAAACAATTGATCGGGAGCGGGAAAAGTTCCTCATCGCCGATTCCAAGGCGTCCATTGAAGGCACGAAAAGTCAACGGTCGGAAATTGGCAATCACGACGGGCGTCCTGCGCGTGGAACGAGTGGCGGTGAAGAAGATCAAAGCCGCGGCGTACAACCCGCGCAAGGACCTCCGACCCGGCGATCCGGAATACGAGAAGATCAAACGCTCCATCGCGGAGTTCGGCTACGTGGACACTCTGGTGTGGAACAAACGCAGCGGCAACCTGGTCGGCGGGCACCAGCGGCTCAAGGTCCTGCGCAACGAATTCGGGGTGAAGGCGGTGGACGTATCCGTGGTGGACCTCCCGCCGGCGAGGGAGAAGGCCCTCAACGTGGCCCTCAACAAGATCGCGGGGCAGTGGGACATCGCGGCTCTGGCGGACTTGTTGGGAGCGATGCAGGATGAGGGTGCGGACGCGACGCTGACCGGATTTGACGCCGCGGAGATCGACGCCGCGATCGCCGAGGCGACGGCGGCGGGGAAGCCGGAAGACGAGGCCGCGGAGTCGCTCAACGAAGCCTCGATTTCCAACATTCCCGCGGTGCTGGTGATCTGCGAAAGCGTGAAGGACCAAAAGGCCACGGCCAAGGAACTCCAACGCCAGGGGCATCAGTGCAAGATGACGAGGGTGTGAACGAGTTACAAGTTACGAGTTACGAATGACGAATGGGATGAATGACACATAATGGCACTCGACAATCGACATTCGCCAATCGATATTCGTACCATCCCCATCCTCTCCGTCTGCCAGCCGTACGCGCATCTGATCGTGTACGGGCCCAAGCGCGTGGAAAACCGGACCTGGGCCACGGGCTACCGCGGGTGGATCGGGATTCACGCCGGCAAGGGGCGTGGCTACATGGACGACGTGGAACATTACCGCGAACTGATCGGCGATCCGAGCTGCCTGAAATTTGGGGCCATCATCGGGGTGGCGAATCTGGTGGCGTGCGTGCGAAAGGACGGCACTATTCACAAAGCAGTGACACACGACCCTCACCCCGGCCCTCTCCCGTGGGGAGAGGGGGACGATCTGCAATGGGCGTATGACGATCCATGGTTCGAGGGGCCGGTGGGCTGGGTGCTGCTGGAAGCGAGGCCGATTCCAGTCATAGAATGCCGCGGGAAATCGGGACTGTTTAGGCTGTAGGCTGAAGGCTGTAGGCCATAGGCGCAGACCTACAGCCTTCGGACTAATCTCATGGGCAATCACGCCATCACCGAGGCCTCGAGGGGTCTGGCCGCCGCGCGGGTCAAAATCGAATCCACCTGGAACGGTCACTGGATGATCTCGGTCTACACCGGAATGGAGTTCGAGCCGCTGATGATCGCCGCGGACCGGCCCTTGGCCGAACAATACGCCGCCCGGATCATCAGCGCCTTGCGAGATGCGGTGCTGTGCGATCGTAACCTGCCGGGCAATTATCGAAAACGCAAATTGCGAGCGGTGTGAAAGAATAAGCCTATAGACCGTAGACTATAGGCTGTAGGCTGTAGGAACTTGCGCCTGCAGCCTAAAGCCTGTAGTCTGATTGTTGTGCGGCTCGTCCGCCCGTCCGCCGGCTTTGCGCCGTGCGGCTCATCACCAAATCCGTAGCATCCGAACCATCCGACTTGTAGGTCTTTTCACGCCGCCCACAACCGGTAGCGTGCACCTATGCCGCTGACTTCTTCCAGCACGCTTGCCGAAGTCAAAGCGGCCATGGAGGACAATGCCTCCTACGCGGTGCACAACTCGCTCTCCGAATGCGAAGCCTACATCGACGCGGTGAACCGCTTCATGGTCCGCGCCGCGGAGGGCCAGGTGCATGGCGGCAAGGGCGGCGGCGAAGAGCTGCGCCTGGGCAAGAACCTGGAAATCCTGGAACGCGCCTTGCGCACGGCGATTAACTGGCAGGCGGCGCAGGCCGGTACGGCGGGGGCCGCCGGCGGCGTGGTGTATGCCGATCTGAGCGGGCCGAGGAACTAGGTTATAGGCTGTAGACCGTAGGCGCAGACCTACAGCCTAGAGCCTACAGCCTGCGGGCTTTGTTTGACCGATGGGCCGTTACGACGTCGACAACATCATGGAGGGGTTCGACAACCTTCGGGCGAGTTATCAACTCGGCGAAGAGAACCGCTTCATGTCCAGGTTGAAGGGCGTCAACCCCGCGGGGAGCGGCGCGGATTACCACTATCGCAATCAGGCGTTGTTTTTGAAGGGCATCGAACGGGCCCGCGAATTCGAGCGCTCCAACATGCTCATCGCCCAGGGCGTGAGCCGCCTGGTCGACAACGTGCTCCAGGACGGCATCGTGGCCGATCCCGCGACGGGCGATACGGGTGTGGACGCGGAGAACAAGGCCCGTTGGCTTGAATGGAGCACCAATCCGGCAGAGTGCGACGCCCGGGAAATTCTCACCTTCGAGCAGATGGGCAAACTCACCCTGCGGAGCATCGTTCGCGACGGCGATGTGCTGCATCTGCCCTTGCGGGACGAAGGGGCGTTGCAGCCCATCGAGGCCCACCGTCTGCTGACCCCCAATCAGCGGGTCAAGAACACCATTCACGGCGTGCGCGTCGATCCGGACACCGGCCGCCCGATGGAATACATGGTGGTTCCCGAAGCGATGGGATCGATGGCGGCGCCCACCAAACTAAGCGAGGCCAAACGCTACTCGGCGCGGGATGAGGACGGCGAGCCCGCCGTCTTCCACGTGTTCAACCCCCAACGCTTCAGTCAGACGCGGGGGATCAGCGCCTTCAATCCGGTGACCTACGCCATTGGGATGCACGACGATTTGCAATTCGCCAACCTGGTGCGGGCTCAACTGTCCGCCTTTCATGCCCTGTTCCGAGAATTGCCCGTCGATTTCGCGGGCGGCGCCGCCCCCGCGGCTGGAGCGCAACACACGGAGGCGCAGGGCGACGGCACGGACCGGTTCTTCGAGGAGCTGGCCCCGGGCATGATCCGCACTGGCCGGCCCGGCGAGAAGTTCAACTTCCAGGTAGCCAACGTGCCCAACCCGTCCTTCTTTGACCACGCCATGCTCACCCTGACCATTATCGCGGTGAACCTCGGTTTGCCGCTGGCGGTGATGTTGCTCGATCCGACCAAGACCAATTTCTCCGGCTGGCGCGGAGCGATCGACCAGGCGCGGATGGGATTCCGCGGACTGCAAAATCTGATGATCACGCAGTTTCACGCCCCGGTCTATCGCTGGAAGGTCCGGCAGTGGATCGCCGAGGACGTCACCCTGCGGCGGATGCAGGGCAAGGCGGGCGTCGATCTGCTGGGCGTGAAATGGCGCCGCCCCCGCTTCGCCTACATCGAACCCAAAAAGGACGCGGAGGCGGACGCCCTGCGCATCGAGAAGGGGTTGACCTCGCCGCGTCGAGCGGCGGCGGAACGGGGCGAGGATTACGACGAAATCGTGGTGGAGCGGGTGGCCGATCAGGCGCAACTCTTCCGCGCCGCGATGACCGAAGCCCGCCAGATCAACAAGGAATACCCCGAGGCGGGTCTGAATTGGCGGGAACTGATCCACCTCGGCGATCAGATCCCCGACGCCGCCGCGGAAGCGCAGACCTTGACGGAGGACGATCCGGCGGCGGCGGCGGAACGGCTGGAATTTGAAAAGGAGGCGGCGGCTTGAGCGACAACGCGGCTTCGATCAAGTTTAAACGAACGGACGATCAACGCCTGGCGGAAGTTAGCCGCCACGTGACGGGAACGCCCTCGGTCTACGGCGGCACGCGCGTGCCGCACTTCGAGCAATTCATGGACTTCTGGGCCATGCCCCAACAGCACTTCGATCAAATGGCGGCCATGATTAGCGCCGTCGACCCCGCCGTGCACCTCGCGGAGACGCGGGCGGAACGGCGGGAACGGACCGAGGCGGGCCGGGCGGCCACCACCGTGCGCGACGATGCGGAGATGGACGCGGCTGGCTTTACGTTGCTTGCCGGCGGAGTCGCGGTGATCGACCTGGTGGGCGTGATGACCAAGTACGGCGGTTCGTTCTTCGCCATGCCCGGCGGTTTGATCGGTCTGCAACGCACGCTGCGCGGAGCCCTGGCGGAACCTCAGGTAACCAGCGCCGTGCTGCGCATCGACAGTCCCGGCGGAAACGTCGCCGGCACCGGGGACCTGACCGAGACCGTGCGTGCCTTTGGGCAAAAGAAACCGATCGTGGCCTTTATCGAGGACCTGGGGGCCAGCGCCGCCTATTACGCGGCCACCGGGGCGACGCAGATTATGGCCACCAAGGATTCGCTGATCGGTTCCATCGGCGTCTTCATGGTCATCGACGATTGGTCGGCGTTTTTCGCCCGCGAAGGCGTCAAACGGCGGGTCCTCAAATACGGAGAGCACAAAGGCGACGGCGTGCAGGGCACGGAGATCACCGAGAAGCAACTCAGCGATTTCCAACGCACGGTGGACGAAATCGGCGGTCAATTCGTCGCCGCGGTGGCCAAGGGCCGGAAGATGAGCACGGAACAGGCCGCGGGCCTCGCCGACGGAAGAATCCACATCGCGGAATCGGCGAAGGCGCTCGGTCTAATCGATCAGGTGGGGACGCTGGAAGAGGCGATCGCGGCGGCGCGGAGCATGGTGGAAGCAAACGCTCAGACGCCCAAACGCGGGAACACCGGGACCACGAGAAACGCGGCCGGCGGGTCGCAGAGTTTAACCATGAAGGAGAAGAGTATGAGTGCGGAAACGGCGCCGGCGGAGAACGCGGCCACGTTGCAACAGTTGAAGAAAGCCATCCCGGACAGTACGCCGTCGTTTCGGGAAACGATGGTCCTCGGCGAGGCGACTCTTGCCGACGCCCAGGAGCACTGGGCGGAGGAACTTCGCAGGCAAGTGAAGGCCCAGGGCGAGGAAATCGAGAAGCTGAAGGCGGCCGCAGCCGCCGAGACGGAAAAGGCCAAGGCCGCGGCCAAGAAACCGGGGGTGGCCCCGGCGGGGGCCTCCACTACCTCGCACACCAGCGGCGATTCGATCGAGGAATGGAACGACGCGGTCGCGGCACAAATGAGCGCGGGCAAGATGACCCGCGACGTGGCCATCCGCGAAGTGAATCGCCGCCGGCCGGGTCTGCGCGAGGCCATGTTGAAGGAATACAACGTTAAACACGAACGCCCGCGGGCGGCGGCGAACATTTAGGCTGAAGGCGGAAGGCTGAAGGCCGTAGGAAGAAGAGAAACGACTGTTGACGAGGCAGTGACACACGCAAAGGAGAAACAATGAGTCAATTCACCGAAGGACCGCTGAAGGCGTTCACCGCCGGGGCGGCGATCGAGGCCTTCGCCTTGGTCAAATTGAGCAGCGGCAAACTGGCCCTCGCGGCGCTGGGTGAGGAATATCTCGGTCAGTTGTGGCAACAGGCCTTCGCCGACGGGGACATCTGCAACGTGCGGTTGCGCAGCGCGATGGGCACCAGCAAGTGCGTGGCGGCGGCGGCATTCTCGGCCGGGGCGATCGTTTATGGGCGGGCCTTGGGGCGAGTGGATGACATCTCCACGACCAGCGCCATCCGAGTGGGCATGGCCTTGGAGGCGGCCACCGCCGCCGGCGACATCATCGAGGTGCTGCCGGGCTAGAAGAGGCTGAAGGCTGTAGGCCGTAGGCCGAAGAATAAGTGAACCCCACTTGATGACACAGCAGTGGCACAACAAGAAACGAAAGGAACCCAACGAACGATCCGAGGTAGGGCAGGGCCGAAGGATTTGAGAAAGGAAAATTTATGAGCGTATCACCCTCTTCGGCTCTGGCGACGTTACGACCCGACCTGGGGAGCTTCGCGGAATTCAGTTACCAGGGCAACATTCTGGGGTCTATCGGCCTGGACGTGCTGGCCCCCATCGAGGTCGGGAAACCGGCCGACAAATTCGGCAAGTTGAAACTCGCCGAGCTGCTCAAGATCGAGGACGATCTCCGTCAAAGCGACGGATCCTACAATCGCGGGACCTGGAAGTTCACCGACGATTCCTTCAGCACGGCGGACCGCGGCTGGGAACAGCGCATCGACGATCGCGACGCGCGGCGCTTCGCGGAGTATTTCGATCTAGAACAGGCCGCCACGCAACGCGCCCGTCACACGGTGTTGTTGAACTATGAGAAACGAGTGGCGGCGGCAGTGTTCAACACCAGCACCTGGACCGGCGCCGCCCTGACCACGGCCATCGGCAACAACTGGAACATCGCCACCGGAACGCCGCTCGCGGACATCACCGCGGCCAAGATCAAGGTGCGCAACAACTGCGGGGCCATGGCCAACGCGGTGATCATGGATTGGGAGTTGTTTGTCGGGTTGCTCCGCACCACGGAGATCATCGACTTGCTCAAGTACAACGGCTTGCAGGACGTGCGGGCCGCCATGATGACCGCCCAGGCCTTGGCCCAGGTGTTCAACGTGGACCGCGTGCTGGTCGCGGGCATGATGAAAAACACCGCCCTGGAAGGTCAAACCGCGGTGCTGGCGTCGACCTGGGACAAGACCATGTGCATGGTCTGCCGGACGAGTATGCCAGGCGCCGCCATCGAGGACTTGTGCATCGGACGGACCATGCACTGGTCGGATGACGGCTCGCAGATCGGCGGCTTCGTGGAGACCTACCGCGACGACGTGCGGCGAGGCGACATCGCCCGCTGTCGTTTTGAGGTCGCGGAAAAGATCATCTATCCCGAGGCCGGCCATCTGCTGACCGCGGTGCTGTAAGAAACACCACCTTGTCAAAGGCGCGAGCGGGTCGCCGCCGGCCCGCCGCGCCGCAAGGAGGAAAGAGGGCGAATGCAAATCGCCATTCTATGCCCGGGGCCTTCGCTGGCGCGGCACGAGGCCGATGCGTGGAAGGCTTACGACCTGACCATCGCGGTCAATCGGGCGGCGAGCGCTCATCCTTGTGATTGGTGGGTGTTCGGAGATGCCGAAGGCTTTCGACAGACGATGCCCAAGGGTCATCCGAAAGTCTTTACCACAAAACAGTCATGGGCGGAGGTCAACCGCGGCGGGCTCGGAGGGGGTTGGTGGGCGCGGTTTTTTGAGGAAATGCACACCGACATCGTCCTGGAAACCAATTGGCGACGGCATTCCATGACCGCGGCGATGGTCCTGGGGTACCACTTGTTCGGCCTGAATCCAAGGAATCACGACGACTCGGGAGGCGCGATCGACATCTTCGGCTGCGATTGGGCAGTCGAAGCGGATTATTTCGACGGCGGAAAGGACACCATCGGCCATCACTCCAATCGTTTCGACCGTGAACGGCACGCTTATGGGCGGATCGTGGACCGCATCGCGAGCAAGGGAATCGAGGTCCGCCGGGCGAAGTTTGATTATGCCGGAATGGGGAACGAATGAACGTGCGGTGGCGGCGCGGGGCGACCTGCCCGGAAGCCCCCGCCGACCATCGCGTTGGAAAGCGGATGGAGGGACGCCTCCTCCAACCGTGGTCGGTCGGCGGGCGCGTCATGGAAGATGCGCCTGACGACTGCGAATGAGACGCGATGCCCAGCAAATTCGATGAGATTTTCGGCGTCATGGCTGAGCCGGCGTTGCTGGATCAGATGGGCGAGGCGGCCACGTATCGGCCGGCGGCGGGCGGGACCGCCGCGGTGATCGCCATGGTTGGCGCGGAGGAGGCGGTGGACCGTACGGAGACGGACGGCGATCGAAACATCGAACGGGTCCGGCCGGTGACGATCTCCACGGACCCGGCCGGCGCTTACGGCGGGGTGGCCAATCCCGGGGCCAACGACCAGATCGACGTGGGGGGCGTCACCTATGAGGTGCGATCTGTGACCAACAAAAGCGGGAATCTGGTCACTATGGAGTGCGTACGGCTGGGATCGATTGAAAAGGCCAGGCCGGGGTATCGAGGACGAAGGTAACGCACGAATGGGCAACGACAACGGGAGTGTCGCACTCACGCGGCTGGTGTGGTGGGCGATCGGGATCGGGGCCATCGTCGTTGTCGGAGCAGGGGCCTTTTTCGCCGCGATGACGATTCAAGGAATGAAGGATGACATCAATGGCCTTAGTGCATCCAAGGAACTCCACAGCGAGCGAATGAGCCTCCTCGAAGGGCGGATTTCGACGCTCGAAAACACGAGTTCGGCGTCCGTGCAAGCGATCAAGGAAAGTTTAGCGAAGATGGAGACGTGGCAGGATCAGGTTCGGCAGGACATCGCAGACTTGAAGGCCAGGGCCACCGGGGAGTGGCGACCTAAGCCGGTGACGAAATCGGAACCGTGATGCCCTTCGCCTTCGTCTTAGGCTGTAGACTGAAGGTCATAGACTGTGGGTGCGAGTTCCTACGGCCTATAGCCTACGAGCCTACAGCCTACAGCGTGGACCTGCGTGACGTGGCGACATTGACCGTGGCGCGATGAAAGTAATCTTGTACGACAGTTCCCCCAACGGTGCCGTAGGCTGGTCGTGGGCCATTGGTTCGTTCCGTCCCGGCTGGACGCGCATCGGGGCGAAGTCGTGGGATGAAGCGGCGGAGGCGATAGGCTCGGCCATCTTCGAGGCCACAAGCAAATTGAATGGAATCGCCAAGCTCGCCACGCTCCAAATTTGGGGCCACGGACAACCGGGCGAGCCATTGCTCGCGGGGAAGCCCATGACACCGGCGTTCATGCGGCGCGTGCAAGTAGGCGTATCGCCGACCAGCCTTGTCTGGTTTCGCATGTGCAGCGTCTTTTTCGGAGCCAAGGGTCAAGCCTTCGCGGAGCGCACGGCGAATGAGTTGAATTGTCGGACCGCGGGGCACAGTCATGTCATCGGCCCGTGGCAGAGCGGACTCTATTCCTTGAAGCCCGGTCAAACGCCGTCATGGGACGTGGGCAACGGCGTCTGGCGAAGCGTCAAAAGCGGATGGCGAAAGCAGAGGACGGTGTTCTGTACCAACATGAGCTTTCCAGATGGCTGGTGAGGAGAACGGACAATCGACTATCAAGATCCCCACGGCGTGGCTGGGGCCGATCGCCAAGTGGGTGGTGTTGACGTTGCTGGGCGCGAATCTGTGGCAGACGACGACTTCAAAAACGGAGTTGGCCCGCGAACAGGCGGCTTGGGATACGGAGACGGCGGCCAAGGTTTTTAAGAAACTGGCATCGCTTGAGGATTTGCTGGCGGCAAGGGAGTCGGAAACGAGATGATCCACTGGCCGGTGAGGCAATTGGTTTGGTTTAGGTTTAGTGAAATCGGCCCCTGTTCGATTTGGCGTATCAACAATGAACTTGGTCCTTACTGGGCGTGCTAATTGACCCCGGCTCAGCCGGAGATTGGAGTCTAGGATGGGCGTTTTGTTTAATCAGTTGTTGGAGTCGGTGTGGGGATTCATAGCGAGCTTCCTCAACGGACTGGTGGTTGACGTGCTGACCCAACTTCTCGGAGTCTCGGTTTCTTTGGTCGTGGCCTGCTTAATACTGTCGGCGCTTGTCGGGGCTTGACGTGCCCGGCGTGGCTGACAGTTGGTGGTTGGATCAAAAAGGAAAAGGCAATCCGTACTATTACGGACAATGCCGGAAAGGTTGGCGATATGAGACAGCAAAAATTCACTGCGAAGAGCGCGTTGTGGCTGACGATTGCGGGCGGGATCGTATTCATCGCGGGCTGCCTGGCGAACACGGGCTGTGTGGCCGAGGGAGATTGGAAGTACACCCTCACGACGCCCGTGGGTGATTGGTCGATCGCCGGCGACGCGACCCCGCCAAAACCGGAAGACAAAGCGACGGTGCTCACCTTCGACAATTGGTTCAAGAAATGGTGGGAGGCGTTGACCGAGATTTGGACCGCCGATCCGCCGCCTCCCCCCGCCGCGGCGACGACTACGATCACCGCGCCGCCGAAGAAACCCGAGTAATGAAAGTCCTGGTCACAGTCTGGCTCCTACTTTTCCTTCGGGGAGGAGGAATCGGGGACGATGTGGGTCGGGAAGTCGATTTCAAGTTTGAATCGCTTCCCCTCGGCGCCAGTCCGCGCGCGGAATGGACGGTGCAAGGCGTCCGAATCGCGGCCATGGGCGTCGGCGGTGATCTGCAAGTCAAAACGCGGGACGAACTCAGCCCGCCGGACTTCGGCGACCGGTTTCTCACCATCGAAGACACGAAGGCCTCGCATCTTCGTTTGATGTTTTTTCCACCCATCGCCGGCTTCGATTATCTGGCGACGATGGACCGGATGGGAGAACAACCCGCCATGCGGGCGTATCTTTTCATCGGTGGAGATTACACTTTTCGATACCCGACTGCGGATTTCGGGCCTCGTGTCAATGAACGGATTTTGAAGCCTGGGGAACTCTGGGGCGATTCATATTTCTATAAACCCACGGTGATTTACGCGATTGATTTGAAGGGGACGCGGTTGGGCATGATTCGGATTACGCCCTAATGCAAAGTGGACGGGAAGCCGCGGATGGCGGGCGGGACCGATGTCACCGGCTTCTTTTCCCTCTCCGGAGCGCCGCCGCCCACGACCCGATGCGGCGGCGCTCCACTTTGCTCGAATAGGCGGTCTGCGGGCTTGATGAAATGAAATGGAAAATAGCCGCCCGGCGGTAATAAGCGAGTGGAACCGTTCGGAAAATACCTATGGGTGTGATTGCCCGAAGTGCGGAACGTGGCTGAAAGTGTCCGCCCGGCACGTAGATGAGAAAGGAATCACGGTCCGCGAGCTGATCTGCACCAATCGCCGATGCGATTGGCATGGACGGATTCATTTTGTGAACGCGAGGAGGAACGGATGAAGGCGCAAGTGCTGCGGAGTTTATGGTTAGGATTAGGCTGCACGTTGATGCAATGTGCCCTGTGGTGGTGTTCTGGGTGCGGGGTGGGGCCGGGGTATCTGTTGAGCGGCCTGGTGATCGAAGACTTCCTGGACCAACGTTCACGCCCCGACGATGGGATCGACTGTTTCGATCTGAACGCAAACGCAGAATGCGATGAGGACGAAGACGTCAATGGGGATGGTGTCTGCGACGCCTTGGATTGCCGAGGGACTGATGGAACCGATGGGAACGCCGGCGAGTCCGGAGCGCAAGGGGTTCCCGGCATACCCGGCCCCCAAGGCGAACCCGGCGAGACGACAGTCATCATCGTAGACGATGACGACGAGGATGAAGACGGAGCAGGTGCCCCGCCGTTCGGTCATGCCTACGGTCATGATCAACCGCCGGGGGGGAAGCCGTGACGAGTAGACTTGTCGTCGTCTGGCTGCTCGTCGCGTCATTGTTCGTCTTCGAGATGGGCTGCGGGACTCTTCTGCGCTTGTTTTCGTCCGATCGAGAGCAGAACGTGGAGTCGGATCAAAAACCAGGCGCCGAGGCCTCGGGTGGATCGAGCATTTGGCAATTCAACTTCCAAAACGTAGCGGGCAAGGGGGGATGGGCCCTATTGCCGTTTATTCTTGGCGCGTGGTTCGTGAGGAGCCGCCGTCTCCGCGGCGGGTTGGACACGGTCATTGAGTCGATTCGGGAGAAACAGTGCGAAGATTGCAAACGGTGCGTCGAATCCCGAAACAACGCCCTGGTCAACAAGCGCGTCCGGGTGTTGAAGAAGAAATGGAAAGTTGAAGCATGCCGCTGAGCGCACCGCAAGGTTCGATCTCCAAGGCGGTGGACAATCTGCGGGTGACGCTCGCTGATTCCACGACTTTCCGAACTTGGGTCGGGGCGGTTGATCAAGCCACGGCCCTGGTCAAAATCAATTACGAAAGCCTTCCGCCGCCGGCGGACAAAAACGAGCACACCCTCGCCGAATTGACCGCCTATCGGCCCTACGCATTGCTTTGGACGTCGCCGGAAAACGGGTTCCGGTTGAGTCATTTCGACAACGAATCCGGGGTGATGATGCTTCGGTTTGTGCAAACGGTGGAGATCATCATCGCCGACGACGCCGCTGAAATCGCCCGACGTTTCTTGAACACCCTGGGGGCGATATTCGATGAGATCATGGCCCTTAATCGAGTGGGCGGCTATCTGGCGACGGAAGCGATCGAATTGGAGTCCGGCCCCTTTCGCGCCGATGCGGATGAGGCCGCTGCGCAAGGCGATTACATCTTCGCGGACGCGAAGTTGACTTGGGGGGTCGCGGAGTGATTACGTTCACCATGAAATACAGCGGAGAAATAAGCAAAAGCAAATGGAAGCTGGCGCTCAAGGCGGTTTGGTACGCCGTCGCACTGGCATGGGATAAACGATTTAAGATGGAGCACTTCAAACACGCGGGGGCGTCGAAATACAATTATGAACCACGAAGTTGGAAATACACACGCCGGAAAAAACGAATGCCGCCGGGGTACGGATTACCTCTGGTGTGGTCCGGTGCGAGCCGCACACTGGCGCAAATCAGGGATGTGCGGGGCGATTCCAAGGGGGCGAGGGCGGCGATTCACGCCCGCGGACTCAAGCGCAAACCAAAGAACAAGAAAACGAGCATGAGGGAGGAAATGCTGCGGGTCACCGAAGATGAAATCCGGACGTTGAATGCGGTGGCCAACAAGACTTTCGATATCGAATTGCGCAAAGCGCAACGCGGCGGATTGAGAACGAAGCGGTTGAACAGGTAAGATGAGATAGGGAACGCGATCGCCTGCGATTGGAAGAGGACTTGAGTTGAATAAAACCACTGCTGACGCAACAGCGGCACACCAAAAAGGAGATAGGCCATGGCGGTGACGAACCGATACGGTTTGTACGGCGTACAGGTGGAGACCACGCTGCTCGGCGGGATGACCCGGCAGGCGATTCGCTTCGGATCCACGCTGCGCAACGAACCGCGCAGCGGAGAGGTCTATGCGCGGTTCCAATCGCTGGTCGCCCAGAAACCGGGGGCGACCTTCGCCACGGAACACGTCGGGGCGGCGCTCGACATCATTCCGCTGACCGGCTTCAATCTGGAAAACGGGGTGAATGGGCTCCATCTCTATTCCCAGAAATGGCAGTCGGGGGGCAGTCGCGATACGGGCGCGGTGCACATTCGCGATCAGATCAAGGTGGGAATTCTGGCCCTGCGGAGATTGTCCTGCGATCACCAGGGGGACGCCGTGCTCGAGCTGGAGGCGGTGGCGGGATGGAATGGCTCGGACGTGGATGGCCCCATTTTGCGAACCAACAACATCTCCGTCCCGACCGGGTTGACCACCGGCGAACGATTCACTTTGGGAAAAATCACGGTGGGGGGCGTCGTGCTCACTCATTTCCGTAGTTTGGAATTTGATTTCGGATTGGAGATCGTCAGCGAGGGTTCGGAGTCGGAGATTTGGGACCGATTCGTGGCCGTCCGTTCCATCCAGCCGCGCATGACGGTGCGGGGGATCAATCTGCAATGGTTCCTGGCCACCGGGGCCATCCCCATGATCGGCAAAGCGGGCATTCACGCCAATACCACCGTGTACCTACGAGAACGAAAGGCCGGCGGGACCTTCGAACTCGATGCGACGATCACCCACATTCAGATCACCGGCGATGGTTACATCACGATTGACACGCCCATGGACGCCAGCGGCCTGGAGGCCGGCGAATGCACGTTGATGATGGATTTCCGTTATGACGGAACAAACGCTCCGTTGTTGATCGATACCACGGCGGCGATTCCGTAGAAGGGGGTTATGGGCTTTAGACCATAGGCTATAGGCCGAGGAACTAGGCTATAGGCTGTAGACCGTAGGAAGAAACCAGCACCTACAGCCTTCAGCCTACAGCCTACAGCCTAATTCGTATGAGCGGTTTTTTGTATTTCGTTTCAGGTATGGTGGACCCGCCGGAGATCGATCGGCTGCGGTCCATGGGTCTGGGTCATGCCTTCGATCGTCCTCCAGCCTACCGGGCGATCAGCGGGCCGGGACCATCCGGCCGACCAGGACTGTTGATGGGCGTGCACGCTTGGGCGAACGGGGAATCCATCGGCTATTATCCGGATCGGCAGACGTGGCGGTGCAACGTTGCAACGCCCGATCGCTGCAACGACGAAGTGTGGACCGGGCTGTGGAACGAACGCCGCCCGCGAGGCGAGGAATTGTTGCGCCGTGACGCCTTGAACGGCCATCGGGTGCGCCTCGGCGACGGGGCGGAATGGTTGATCCCCGTGGCCCGGAAGTTGGTGCAACAAAATGGGGAGACGCGTTTCTATAATGCTCTTCCGCACGCGATGGACCTGGACGGGGACGGGAGATGGACGCAGCGTCGCATCGTCGACGAATACGTCCGACTTTGGTTGATCGCCGCACGTTTCTGGGACGTGTATGTTGCGGCGGCGGATGAAGAGAACGCGACCGATCGTCCGTCGATGAGCGATGAGGAGATTTATGTTGCCGCGACGGACGCCCTGACGGTCAATTACCATGTATCGGCGCATGAGGTGGCGATGCTGGGATTGTTGATCGACGTCCGGGCGGGGGAAATCCTCAAGGCGGTCATCGACGTTCCGGCGCTCCATGAATGGAGCAAAAAAAAAGCCGCCGCAGCGCCGACGTGAGCAGCCGAACACTGCAATATCAGGCGTGGGCCATCGGCCGTGCCGCAACCTACGCCCCGACGATGGCCGATTGGTGGAGATTGAGTAACGAGTATGGCGCTAGCTACAAAACTTGCATTTGAAGTTGCGGGGGAAGACCGCTCCGCGGCCGTGTTCTTGAAATTACAGGCCCGCGTCCAGGAACTTGAGGGCAAGCTGCGCAGCGCGGGGCGGACCGGCCAGGCGTCGGGGGACTCCATTTCCCAGGGGATGCGGGCGGCGACGCGGGAAGTCAGCAATCTCGTGGGCAGTTGGTTCACCTTGCAAGGCGGCGTTCAGGCGGTCAGTCAATCGTTGCAGACGTACATCCGTAATATGGAGGAGGCGTCCGCGGCGGGGGACACGTTCGCGCGTGCGGCGCGGGGCTTTGCCTTCGAATCGGCGGGCGGGTCTCGCGCTCAACTGCAACATATCCTGGACACCGCCGCGATCCACGGGATCGAGAAGCCGGAGGTGGCCATCGACCTGGCCGACACGCTCCAGGATATGCTCGGCGGCGACTTCAAGGCCGCGATGCGTGAATTCGGGGAGCTGGCGAAACTCACCGGGGCAGGCGTGCCCGCCGGGGGATTGAAAGATATCGCCGTCGCGGCACTGAGTCGGGGCCGGGACCCCGGTCAACTCGGTCGAGAAATCACAGAGGTTGGGGCGCGGACGGGGATAGGGGGGGAGAAATTAACCAATTTCATGCGCGGGATCGAACTCTTCCCGGATATGGGCGAGGGCCTGGCGACGGCCGCGATGCTCATGCAACGGCTCGGCGAGCGTAAGACGCAAAGCGGACTCACCAGCATCGTCGACGCCATGAGTGATGGCGCCCCCAAGGAATTCCAACAGTTCATGCGCAAGAGTATGGGACTGGGCAAGGCGGCGACCTTCGCGGAGAAGATGGACGCCCTGGCCACGGCGGGGATCGACACCGTCGAGAAGCTGCAACACGCGGGGATCAAGGAGATCACCCAAGCGCAGGCGCTTTCCATCGCCATCGGACGGCGCGGAGAAATCACGGGACTGGCCGGGTCCCTGCCCGGGACGGCGACGGAAGCGAACCTATTGACGCGGATCGCGCGCGCTGAGGAAGAGAACCCGCAACTGCGCCTTGCACGGCAGAACGCGGCGCTGCGTGCTGGTCAGGCCAATCTGCAAATGCTGGAAGCGACGGGCATCGAGGGGCAACTCATCGAACAGCGCGGGCTCAAGGTTGGCATGACGCTCAGGCGGGCCGGCGTGGAGCAATTTGGCCCGATGGACGTGATCGATTCGTCGGGGCGGGCCACGACCGGAGCAAGGATCTTGAATCGCATCGACGAAGTAACGGGCGGCAGTTCTATAACTCGACAGATGGATGCCGTCGATCGCTTCCTTCAACGCGCGGACAGCGCCTTCGAAAAACTTGAACGTGCGACGGAAAACCTCCGCGGAGGCGCGGCATTGGTGCCGGCGACGGAGGACCGATAAGACTGAAGGCTATAGGCTATGGGCTATAGACCGTAGGCGCAGATCTACAGCCTATAGCCTACAGCCTACAGCCTGGAAACTACGATGGCCACCGGCGTCAATGACAACCTGGGTCTCGACGTGGTCTGCGATTTGTTGCGCGGTCCTGCGCCGGCCCTCACCGAACAGGTGGAGACGTGGCGCGTGCCGGGCATCGACGGCATCGGCGCCCACAAGACCGGCAAGGCCGCGGAGATGTATAGTTTCCAGGCCATCGAATACGGCACCTCGGCGGAAGTGGAGACGTGGTATGCGAATCTTCAATTACAAGTGGGAAAAATCTGCACCGTGACGGACGATTGGGGAACGGCGGTGACCAACATCCTCATCACTCGCGTCACGCAATTGAGCAAAATGGCGGCCAGATTGTCCGCCTCCGCGACCTCCATTGCCCGCGGGGAAGTGCGCATCGAGGGGCAGAAGACGAACTAGGCTGAAGACTAGGCTGTAGACTGTAGACTGTAGGCTGTAGGCCGTAGGGTGTAGGCGCATGGCGATCACGAGCACGATGACAACGCGGATCGGACAAATCACTTTGGTGATCGTGACCAGTGGTCTGACACCGCCGGTGTACTTTCATTGGTATCTCGACGGGGCCTACATGGGTATGACCGGCGAGGGAAGTTTTTCCTTAGCCCTGAAGGAAGATGAGCAGGCGCGCGTCGAAGTGATTGACACCACGGACCCGGCGTTCGATCCGCTGGCCGCGCCGCCGGCATTCTTCCCGGCGCGGTTTACGATTCATTGGGTCCGAAGTCTGGCGACCGATGCGGCCGAATATCGCATCGAAGAGACCAACGACGGAGGAGCGTGGACGGCGGTGGGACGAGTGCCGCACGATGACGAAGTGTGGGATTATCGATTTCTCAGCGATCGATTGGTTGATTTGACGCTCTACGGCTGGCGCGTAGTTCCCGTCGACCGCGCTGGCAATGACGGCACACCGCTGGTTATCGGGGCGGTGGAAGTGTATTGGAATTATCTCCAAACGGTGGTGCGATCGCCTGATGCGCCGCGATGGAATTTTGCATGGAGTCCGGGAACACAGCGGGTTACCTTCGCCGCCGCCTGACGGCTGTAGGCTGTGGGCTGTGGGCTGTAGACTGTAGGTTGTAAAACGATGCCGGCGTGGTACACCCAAGCGGACGCCCTGAAGTTGCATCAAATCCCCCCCGCCGGTCCCGCCGCGGACATCCCTTTGATGGCGCCCATTCAGACCATTCCCGGCGTGATCCTCCTGGGGGCGAGTCACCGCAATATGCCTGGCAAAGGGGCCATTCGGAGTGAAGGAGAAGGCAATCGTTTGAGCTGGCGAGCGCCGGGATCGAGCACTTTCGGCCCGGCCTCTGAAGTGAATGTCGACTCCGATGTGCTTCTGAGAGACGGCGACGACGTGAACCGTTATTTGCGGGCGCGGGTCAAAACAGCGTATCTGCAGGGGCACGCCGCGGAACGAGCGGTGTATCTACAGCATTTGTGGAACGCATTGTTCTCCGACGTAACCGCGGCGGAGGCCTCAACGGGGGTCACGAAAGAGGTGCCCAATATCTTTCTGCGCAACGTCTCCGCGGGAACGATCTACAACATTCGAGCGTGGATCGAACCGGGAACGCCGTATTTGGAGATATCCCCCGACGGGGTGGCATGGTCGGCGCCAACCACGGAGGCCACGGGATTGCAATTGGGAACTTTGCTGCCCTTGACGAACCGTGTTTTTCGTCAACGGAGCGTCATTCCTCCGGCGACGGCGTACAATCCCAAGGTGCAGGCGTTGATTCATTTGCGCTTCGATGGAATCTGATGGACGATGAATAGTTACACGCTTCGATTCAGACAATGGCCTTTTCCGGCGTTCGCCGGAGATCTACGGCCGGTCGCGGAAATCATCACCGCCCCTACCATCATCGGTGTATTTGTGCCTGGCTTTCGTGTGCGCGGCTTGAGCATCGGTTGTCAAAGTCGGGCTCATTCAGATTTGACGGTGGTGATGTCGATGTGGGTCGGTAATCTCGCCGCCCCCATCGTGGACCAAGCCGCAAGCACCTCCTCCGATCCCGGGGGGATCCCCGGCGACATTCTCCGCTCGCTGAGGGCCGATAGTGCCGGCGGGGTCACCCAGCGGATTTTTATGGCCGGCTTTCATTGGAGAAGACGATTGCACGTTAGGTGGTCTCGACGTGACGCCCCACGATTCGGAATCGTGGCGAACAGCCTTGTGCTTCTGGCGGTTGCAAAAATTCCTCTCCCCCAGACGACACCCATTGCCGCGGATTTGAGCGGCACCGTGGAGATTGAACCCTTGAGATGACGCCTTGGGGCATCGGCCCCGGCAAAGCATCATTCATACACCGAGGGCAGGCGGTGGTATTCGTGCAGGGATGCACAGGAAAGGATCCACCGATGAAGTATAGTCTGCCGTTCGAGAACATTTCCACGAGTGCGGTGGCGGACACGGACAAGACCATCGCGGCCCTGATCGTGGCCAACACCGCGGGGCATCGGGCGAGAATTCGCAAACTGACCGTGGGATTCGCCGACGACGCCCCGGCGGACCGCAACGTGTGCATCACGTTGCACCGCACCAACAACGCCACCGCGGGAACGGCGGGCTCCCCCATTACCGCGGCGAATATGCCCAAGAAAGACACCGGGACCATCGACTCCTTGATGACCGGGGGGTTGAACTATTCCGTGGAGCCCACCACCTTCGACGCCAATCCGGTATGGGCCGAGGAGTTGAACGACCGTAATGGATTGATCGTGGAATGGGACGAGGAACAGGCCCCGAAAGTGATCCAGAATCAGACCTTTTGTTTGCGTGCTGCGCCCCGCGCGGCCTTCGCCAGCATCCTCACCGGGACCATCGAATTCGAATTGTACTAAAAGGAGGCTATGGTTTAACATCATGGCTTGGCCGACGGAAGCGGGATGTTTGCGGCGGGCACAGGCGGCGCCCGCCGGCAGAGAACGCACCCAGGAAGTGCGCTCGCATTTGTTGCGCACAGTCCGCCGCCCGCCGGTGGGTCCGCCAGGCCAGCTTCATCCCCGCGGGCGCCGTCTCGGTTTTAACAAGAAGCGCCGCCGCAAGCGGCGTTCGGTCAGCGGGATACGCCAAAATTTCGCAAAGATCACGCTCACCACCTATTCCGTGGACGTGCGTGACAACTATCGCATCTTCAACGCCGCGGTGTATCGGTTCTACAAGAGCACCACCGGCCCGCCCTTGGAGACGGATTCGCCCTTCGCCAACAACGCCACGCTGCCATTCTCGCCTGCGGACACCTTCGGCAACGGAGTGCACTATCTCAGCGTGTCCTATTTCAACGGAGTCCTGGACAGCGGGTTCCTGCCTATCGGCCCCAACGGCGAAACGTATTTACGGCTCGACGTCGGCGGCGGGGTGCAAACCAACAATCCACCGGATGCGCCCCTCGACGTACGTTTGATCCTCCGCCCCGCCGGAGTAGTCCGCGTCCAGGCCGTCTATGCACAATTGGGGACGCTGCGGGCTACGGAATGGGCCATCACTTACACCACCGACGGGAGCGCGCCGGGAACTCCGCCCGCGGTCAGCCCGACCGTCACCCAAGCGATCGCGGGGAGCAACGTGTCCATCCTGGAGTATGATCTCCCGGCTCAAGCCGACGGCACGACAATCAAAGTGCGCTTGCAAGTGCGCAGAAATGACGGCGGCACCTGGGTTTATAGCGGCAATTCGATCGTCTTGACCGCGATCGCGGACGCCTTGGGGCCGGGCGCCCCGGAGGGGGCGGGAGTGTGGCGAGGCAACGCCCCGCAGGAGCTGTAAAAGATGCCCATCACCATCATCGGGCCGAGCTCGACGCCGAGCGTGCGCATCGCGGGAACGCCGCTGGTGGAAATCAAACGTCTCTGGACCGACGATTGGGAAATCGAACCGGGGGTCCGCGTGATCAACGCCAAAAGCGCCAGCGCCGGGGCGGAGATCGGGACCTGCGAGCTGATCCGCCACTATGGCGAAGTGAAACTGCCGTATCAGAGCGCTTACGTGAACCCTCCCACACAGGGAATGGGGCCGGTGCCGTGGCTGGATCATTGGGTGCGGATCAAAGCCTTCACCGCGGCGGGGAGCGAAGTGATTTGGACGGGACGGATCGGCAGTGAGGTACGCGAACCCTATGGGAGCGGCGACGCCCCGAGCGGGGTGCAGAACTTCGTGGCCTATGAAGCGGCGATGCTCCTGGAAAAAATCAGCGTCACGGATTCCATCTGGCTGGTGGGCGGCTTCCAAAAACGGCTGGATTGGATCCCCGCCATGAACAGCCGGGACGGCCGCAACTTCGTGGTAGGCAACATGGTCGTCTCGGGCGAGCAGGACTTTTACGGCGGGACGGCGGTATGGACGCATCGGGCGGCGGTGGACTATCTGTTGGCCAATTTCGCCGATGCCAGCGCTGTCCAGGGACCGAGATGGTCGCTCACCGGGCAAAGCAATCTGCTCGAGACCTTGACCAAGAGCATTCGTTACGAGACCACGGAGACTCTGCTTTCTATCCTCCGAAGGATCATCAATCCGCGGGAAGGAATCGATTTCAAGGTGGTCACCACGTCCGACGGGTTCGCCGTCGACGTCTTCGCCCTCTCCGCGCGCGAGCAGAGTTTCGCGGGCGTCACGCTGCCGACCAATCCGCGGACCGTGGAGATCAAACGATCGCAGGCCAGGGACATCACCGAAGTCAAGATCACGCGGAGCGGCGAACACGCCGTGGGGCGGGTGCGCGTGCTGGGAGCGAGATTGGTGGCGTGCCTTTCCTTATACGGTTTTGAGTTAGCCAAGAAATGGACCGCAGCCGCGGAGACGGCGTACAACGCGGGGAGCGGAACGGCCGGCGACGACGCGGAGGAGCACGATAAGGCCCGCAAGGCGGATCATCTTCGGGATGTGTACCAGGCCTTCGGGGCCCCGGCCGATTGGAACCACAACGGGGGACTCACTGCCCCGCGGCAGGTCATTGATAACGGTCGACTGATTTTGAGCAATGAAAGCGCAGTGGACGCCCTCTATCAGAACCAAGCCCGCGCCACGCTGACCTTCTTGCCCTTCCGGGCCAACGTCGACTATTCGACGGATCCGCCGACGGACGGTTCCGCAGGCTTGGATAGCGACTTATTGGCTCCGTTGGTTTGGCTTTGGGATGAAGAAGCCCAACGTTATGTCGCCGCCGACCAGGTGGGCATGGACGTATCGGCTCTGCTCGGGGATTGGGGCGTTTTCATCAATGCCTCGCCCAATCATCTATTGGCCAGGAATCAATTCGCCGGGGCGGCGGAGAGCGACACTGAGCCGGTATATAATTACGCGCGGATGTTGATCACTTTCGCGTTTCGAACGGATCAACGCCTGGCACTGACTTTCGAGCGAGTGGGCGGCGTCCGTCCGCACGACGCCACGATGGACATCATGGACGAAGACGCGGAGTTGTGGTTCGCCTGCCCGCAGACGACGTTTCAAATTGACCAAGACGGGGAACTCAAAAACACGCTCGGCGGCCAATATCTCATCCTCCGCAATGATTCGGACCGTCTTTTCGCCACCATGGCGGGGGCGATCTCGCGTTACTTCTATCCGCGGAGCCGGGCGGATTTGGCGTTCAAAGGTTTGTTCCCTTACAGCAATCTCATCGGACAGATCCTGACCGTCATCGAAGAGGGCGGCGACAGTCGGAGCATCCAGGCGCCGATCACGGCGGTCGAGTACGATCTCAGCGAGACGCCGCGAACCACGATCAAGGCGGGGTACGCGCGATGAAAATGATTGGTTTGGAGCTACACCCGACGCCGCGCAAGAGCCGGGAACTGGTGCGCATCGGCAAACGCGCCGGAACGACGGGCGTCATCCTGCAACGGTTCCGGGTCAAGAACTTCAGCGACTACCCGGATTCGTTGATCTGCCGGGCCTACAATGCGGTGACCGGTGAGGAAGGAACGTCGGACGTTCACGTGGCCAAGCCGGAGCCATTGCGTCGGACGCCATACCACGGGCGGACGATCAACTCGATCGCATACAATTTCAACGGCAATCTTCAACGAACGGCCCGGAAAGGCGTGGTCCTAGAGACCCAGATTATTATCCGCCCGTATTACGCCAATTGCATCATCCTGGCGGCGAAGGGCATCGCCGGCGGGACGGGGGTGAGAGTGCCCAATTCGAGCACGGCGTACATTGAATGGGAGGAAATATCGGCGCGGGAGTGGGCGGCGAAAGCCGAGGATTCGGTTTTGGCGGACAGCGCGACGGCGGGGATCCTGGTGGGGAACGTCCAGCACAATCTCGGAGCCGACAGAGACCCGACGACGGATGACGACGTTGGTTCCGGGTACTCGGCCACGTCGATGTGGGTCAACAATATCACCAACAAATTGTTCGGATGCACCAATCCGGCCGCCGGCGCGGCGGTGTGGAAACGATTGGACGCCGCGAGACGTTCGCGGTTGTGCCGCATCGACACGCCGGCCGCGGAGGCGTTTCAGATCGTTCCTTTTCCCGAAGGCGTCACTCTGAAAAGCGTGCGGCATCAGGTCCAGGCGGCGACCAACGTGGTCTTCAACATCGAGAGCCGCGCGGAAGCCGCGCCCTTCACGGCGGGCACGGACGTTTGGACGGTTGACAAAACAGCGACGACGACGAGCGCGGAAGTCACTGCCTTCGACAACCAACCGGGAGCCAATACATTGTTGACCGTCACGGTAACGAGTGTAAGCGGCACACCCGTTTCGCTCTTAATACAGATAGAATACGAGGTGAACTGATGACTGCGTTAACTTTGGACTGGCAAGATCGGCCTTATGGAGAAATCATGGCCGAGGCTGAGAGAATCGGGGCGATCATCGGTCCCAAAACGAATCATCAGATTTGGCATACGCCGCACCTCTGTAAACCCTACAGGTGCTCCCTTGTGCAGGCAAAAGAGGGCACGGAAATCCTGGTGACGGACACCAAGGGGAATGAAGTTGCGGTATGGTTCCGTAATACGGAAGTGGAAATGAGGACCACTAAAGTCATCCTCGCCTGTCGGTTCCATCAGGGATTCGCCGACGTAGAGGCGCATTCCGCCGCACTTCACGCGGAAGGTGAATTGTTGGCGGCCTTCCAAAGGGAGTACGTCGTCGCTTGTCCGACTGCCCTGCAATGGGCGTTCAACGATGTACAAGACGCGAGCACGGGCTTTGAACGGCTCATGGCGCACGTCAACGCGGGGACCAAGCCCACGGATGCGATTTATGACGGCATTGCCTCGAAGGGCTTCCGCAGGGGGCGGGAGTATGACTACTTCTTCGACGCTTCCCGTCGATTGATCGTGGAGGCCGGTTCGGCGCCACTAGAGGAAAAGAGCCTATTGATGGCGTCGGCGGTCCAGCCCCGCTTCGCCGGGAAAGTAATTGTGCGTGGCTAAAGCACTCATGGTCAACGGCAGCGCCTTGGGCATTTTTGTCGCCCGCAACGTCTCCCGGCGCGTTGTCACCGGAAACGCCGGGATGGTCATTGAGACCACTTTGGCGAATGCACAGATCACGTGGAGAACGGCAGGTACGTTCACCAAACTCTACGTTCGGGTCATCACCAATACGATCGATACCGGCAATACGACTGTGACCCTGCGTTTCAACAATGTCGCCAAAACCAACACCGTCACGATTGGACCGGGTGCGACCGGAGAATTCGAGACCGCAGCGCAAGCCGATGTCGTAGCCGTCGGGGACGAGGTGCATTATGAGATTATTACCGGAACGAGCAGCACTGTAGGACACGGGATTACCTTTTCCATTTTCGCCATTTTGTTTGAGCCCACGGCGACTACGGATACCGCCGTGCGTCACGTCGCGACCAACTTCTCTGATTTGTCGGACGGCAGTACGACCTATCATACTCTATCGGATGCGGTTTCCGGGGCATCGGTCACGGAAGCCTCGTCGGAGGTTCGATTGGCCGCGGCGGCGACCATGAAGAATATGTTTACCTATGTCTCCGCCAATGGTCCGGGCGCCACGATCAATCTGAGAAAAAACGGGGTCAACGCGGGACCGAACATCGTTTATCTTACTGGTACAACCGGGATTTTGGAGGACATCGACAGTACGGCCGTCTACGCTGCAGCGGATGATGCGAATTACTCCGTGGTCAGCAATATAGGGACTTCTTTTACGCTTGAAATCATCTCCATCGAGGAAGTCAGCACGGCCAAAAAATTCCACTCGACCTATGCCCGGCTTTCAGCGGGGATGGGCAGTCAGGCATTCAATACCGTAAAGTACGTTCCCATCGGCGGAGGCGGTCAGCAGGCCGGGCCGGAAGCCGATGTCAAGGCGGACATGAATATCGCGGCGACGGTTGCGAACCTGACTTGTTATCTCCTTACGGACACGATTACCTGATATGGCTATCGTCGCAACGACAGTCCGAGTTCGGAAAAACGGGGTCAATGCGGGACCGCAAATCGAGATCATCAACCCGCAGACCGGCCAATTTGAAGATGCGGTGAATACCGCGTCGTTCGTCGCATCGGATGAGATCAATTACTCGAACACCACCGGAGGTACGGCGGGAGCGGTGGTTTTCGCACACATGAGCTGCATGATGGAGAACACCGAAGTCACCGGCCGTTTCGTGAGTCTCGGCGGGCATTTCAAAAAAGACGCCCGCGTGGTCTTGATCGGATGAAGAACGGCGGACTGTAGACTGTAGGCTGTAGGCTCTAGGCGCTGTTCCTACAGCCTACAGTCTACAGCCTAAAGCCTGATATCCCATGAGCACACAGACGGACAGTTTCGACGGATCGCGGTTGGGGGCGTTCACCGAATCCGCGGTCCAGGCGAGAAATAGCCCGTGTAAACCTCGAGTGCTCGGGGCATCGATCACCAACTCAACCGACCCTGTTCGGCGGTGTTGGGAGCTTATACTGTTCCTTGGGACGAACCCTTTCCGGGCCGCGTGCCACACGCGGTGTGGATTCTGGCGGCTCATCGAATTGGGAGATTGTTACCCCGGCGGCTATCCATGGTATGGCGCCGGGTGCATCGACGAGAACGGGGTCTTGATCGGCTTGCCCGATGAGTTTTGCAGCGGCTTCCCGTATGACGGCTTCATGGAGCTGCAAATTGGGTGTTTGTCCGCGGATGAAACCGTAATCGAGTGGCCGGGTGAATGCCAGACGACCACCCCGGTTTTCGATTGCGCGGCGGCCGTGGCGAGCCCCGTCGTTATTCACCCGCAGGGCAAATGAACACCTGCACGCACATGCCGTTTCTAACGACCGGGCTCGACGGCCACCGCGTTCTTTTCTATTGTCGGGCGAGCGTTCCGCCGCCGAACCGCGGGCGGGTCTGGAAATTGTGGGCGGCCGGCGTTGACGGCGATCGGCGATTGGAAACCGGATTCGGGGCGGAAGTCGTGGAGTGTTCCCCCGCGGGGTGGGAAGATGACGCTGGTTGGCACGTCAGTTTCATCGCCGGCGGGGCGAAGGAACATCCGCTTTTTCGTCTCTGGGCAATGCACGGACCGAGTCTGGACAAACTCGGCAGACCGCGGATCATTCATGCTCCGACGCGAACCGGTTTCTTGTTACGCGATCGAATCGTCCACGCCGAACCGGAACGCTACATCCATATTCGGCGATCCGCGGGATTACTCACTTTGGAAATGCCCGATGTTATGATCCTGCGAGTCATCTACCGCGCGGATGCCGAAGAGAAATTACTGGTCAGCGTTCAACGGCCGAAAGAAAAAGAGCCGTTCACCATCGAATACAATCTGCTCAACGGCCGACAAGAGATCGTCGAATGCGATGGATTACCGGCCTACAAATGCGCCATCCTGAACGACGAAACGCTCTATACGCAACGGATTGGCGATGATTTTGAAAATCGACGGATCGTGCGCGGCACAATCGTAACGCGACGACCGATGGATGGCCGCGGGTTTCGAAAAGTTCGGATGGACCACCGTGACGGAGAGTCATACCCGGCCGGCTGTCAGCCGGTGTCACCGATAACCAGGCGTGCCGCAAGTGCGCTAATCGCTCCATAACCACGCGACCAAGGCGGACAGAACGGCCCCCACCACGCCCACTCGGATCAGCGTCATGCCAAGCATCGAGGGCGGGTCCAGACTGCCTTCGCGCCCGGCGGCGAGGTAGCCGCCGAGGCAAATGAGTCCGAGGAAGAAGAGCAAAATAAGTTTCAAAACACGTGCCAACCGCATGGCGGCATTGTATCGCCGCGGGTCTGCGCGGCAACGATAGGGGACAGGAGAGCGGACGCTTTTCGTCTGGCATTTGTAAGTCATGTAAGGACAAGTCTTTAGGAAATCGGTCGATCGATTTAGGATCCAGTGTCCGAAAGGACGTGGAGGTTCGACTCCTCTCAGCCGCAATGAGATTTTCAAGCTCTTTACGCCGTTCGCCGTGAATTTGACGTCCAATCGATAGATGCCCATTCCTGCTCGTACCTACCCATTCCGGCGCTTACGGGGGGACACGGAGGGGGACACGATCGAAGGCATGGAATTGACAATGCGGCGGACGGCGGTAAGACGCTCGTGGGCGTACCGCTGGGTCATTTGCGGGGTGCGATGACCCAGGAAATCCATCAGAGCACGGAAGGAATCGGCCCGCTCCCCGGCGATCGTCGCCGCGGTGTGCCGTAGGGCGTGGAAATCCACCCGCCCACGCCAATTGGAAAACTCGATCTTGGCTCGATCGAGGTCGAAACGAAGCATCTGCGAGCTGCGAGCGGGAACGAGGAAGGCCGATTCCGACGCATTACGCCGCCGCCACAGCGATTGGAGTTCGCGGGCCGTGTTGCGAACCAACGGAATCAACCTCGTGGTCCCGGCCTTGCGCCCGTACGCGGCGTGTGCCGTGACCAGCCGTTTGACCCAATCGAAGTCACCGACTCGTAGTCGTCCGATCTCACCACGGCGCAGCCCGGTCTCCAACGCGAAACGATAGAGCCAGTAACGGTCGGCGCCGCTGAAATCCCGCCAGGGCGGCCCGGCGCGGGTCATGCGCAACAGGCGGAGGACCTCCTTGCCGGTCAGAGCCCGCCGCTCACGGACCAAAACGCCTTGGGTGGAGAGACGGCGAAGACCGGTCAACGGGTTGGCGGGCAGGCGTCGGGTGCGGACGCACCAATTGAGAAAGGTCTGAAGGGCGGTGAGGTAATGATTGAGGGTGCTGGGGGACATCCCCGTCTGCCGCTGATCGCGCTTTTGGCGCAGCCATTGATCCACGGCATCGGAGTCAATGCGCTCGAGTTGCGCGACGGCGAGATCGGTCAACAGAATGTGCACATGATGGATAGTCGGAGCGATGTGATCGGGACCGCGCCCACGGGCGGTCAGATCGCCGCGGAAAGCCTCGATGTGTTCGGCGATGGAGCCGAGGCCGCCGGCGTCCAATACTCCGATAGCTACCAGGCGGCGACGCCTTGATGGGGGAAGCGCGGAGGCCCACTCGGCCAGGTCGACGGGCAACGGCGATCGGGCGGCGGCGTGTTCGACGAGACGAACGATCCTGGAAGCGTAGAGTTCGGTGAGACGGCGGTCGCGAAAGCCAGACCAGCGGTGTTCGCGGCCGCGATGATCATGCCATTCGAACCACCAGGAACGCTTGCGACGATAGAGACGCATGGGAAAAAGGCTGTAGGATGAAGGCTGAAGGCTGTAGGTCTTCGCCTACGGCTTACGGCCTATGGCCTTTAGCTCGTAACTTGTCATTCATCACTGCTGCTGTCCGTCTGCACGCCGTAGGCAATAGGCATTAAGGCATTGAGGCATTGAGCCTCGAAGTTTGCGGCTTGGAGGTATCAAGCACGGCGAACGGCCACGGTGAACCAAAGCAGGCTTGCAGGGAGGCATAGTCCTTCAGGTCGATCGTGCCGTCGGCGGTGATGTCGGCGTCGAGACAATCGATCGTCTCGCGCTGGGTCGACGGAACGAAATCCATGCCCAACACTTCGAAGCCCAGATCCCATTGGAAGCCGAAACTTCGTTCGCCGGTGATCGGATGCAGGATCCAGAAGGCAATTGGTTCAGGAGCGTTGGGTGGGATGACGACCGGCTGGGTCCACTCGAAAAGTCGAGCTGTCCCCGGATCCCAGAACAACCCGCGAATGGGAGGCAGCGGGGCTCCCACCCAGTGGGCCTCGCCGGATGGATCGGTCAACAATTGGAAGGCGCCGTTGGGGCAGTCCGCATAACGCACGTAGAAACCAGCCTGCGGATCAGCCTTACGCTCTACATAGGCGAGAGCGGTGGCATAGGGAGCGTTCCCATCTGTTCCGCAACCGCAACAATGAAGATCGACGGCTGGCGGCAAGGAATCTCGCGGGTCGAGAGCGATGATGTCACCGCTGTAATACAGCGCGTAGAGGAGCGGATCGCCGGGCCGAACGGTGAGATCGGCCCATCCGGAGGGACGTGGTTGCGTCCATTCGATCGAAACTTCTGTGTGACCATTGATGGGGTTGATTGAAGCCCAGGCGGCATCGGCGCCGTATGGCAACCCGTCGACGTAAGCGAACAGGCGCCGATAGAATGAATGCCACGCCAGCGTGTAACCCCCGGTCAATTTCGGAATGCCATCGTCGCCCCAGAGCGGAGCGATCTCCTCAACTGTTCCATTCGTTTCGATACGGATGAGCTGCGCCCATCCGGTGACGCCGCCGAGCTGGTTGCGAACGGCGTAGAAAAAGCCGTCGGGAAACGGCGAGACCGGCCCCGCCAAAGAACAGAGGAACTGTCCAAGACCCCAAAGATAACGATTCATCGAGTTGCACCTTTCTTTGCCGGTCGCGTTTCTCTGTAGGTCGGAAGGTCGGCTTTTGCCTCTAACACGACCATTTCCGTTCCAGCGCTCTGTTCGATCAGATAACGCTCCGCCTGACGTAGAGAATCGTCAACCAGTTTCCAATCCTGTTCCATCACCGCGTCACGAATCCTCAGCGGAAGATGCTGGAGGAGTTCTAGTGCCGCCGCGGCGGCACCGGCCTTGACATACTTTTTGGCGGCTGACCAATCGGAAAATCGTTTTACAACCTCGGCCGGTAAATCGGTTCCAAGAGATTTTCTTTCTGCCATAAGTATCAGCGTACAAATAGGTTACGCCTATATCTACATATGTTAGCATAGAAAACCATCAGAAACATCTTGACACGTATGTTATGGTGCGATAATCTTCTAGCGTGTTGATTCAGGTGGCTTTGCATAGAGGAAGTCGCAACGGGAACTACGCGGACGTGGTCGACGTGGCGGACTACCTCGGCGAACTGGAGCTGGGCAACGCGGCCAACGCCCTGGCCCAGATGGCGAGAGACAGTGGAAAATTCAAGACGGCCATCTCCTCCAAGGGGTTCCGTGAGTGGAAGGCACGGCCCGGCGGCAAGAAAAACGGACGAGCGAAAGATATGCCGGCGGAGGAGGTTCACGGTGATTCGTGAATCGCGCATGTTGACCTACGACCAAGTGGCCCTCGAGCTGGGCGTCGGCAAGAGCAAGGCCCGCGAACTCGTTCGTACCGGCCGCCTCACCGCCCGTCGGATGGGACACCGCACGGTGCGGATCACCCGTGAAAGCGTCGAACAGTTTTTGCGGCTGCGCTCGGATTTCCGACTTAGAAAACGCACGGCGTAAGAAAGTTAGTCCCAACAGGGAGGTTGTGGATGGTGAATTCGCAGGGAAATGTAACCGGGACG